ACCATGTTGTCTACGTTGCCATTCGCTTATGAGTTCTTGTCTTGTTTTATCCATTTGTAAAGATGGATCATTTTCTATTTCAATAGAGTTCTGTCTATTAGTACTGTCTTGTAATCTACACTCACGCACAGTAAATGCATTACCCATATCATCTGGATTTGCATATCGTTGACTAAACTCTTGAAATGAGAAACTTCTATGTCTTACAATTTGGTGTGCGATATCTCTTGTTGTTTCTATCTCTATGCAAGCGCTAGCCATCTCCAATGGCGACCAGTGTTTGTGTTTAATGAGATATAAGATAAGTTTCTTCGCTGTCGTTTTGTTAAATTGGTTTGACGGATTGGAAACACGGGCGCAATACGAAATGAGATCTTGTACATCTTTCAATCCTTCTTTTGAAAAATCTTCTGTGGGTGTCGAGTACGACACTAGTTTTACGTTTGGTGTCAAGTTATTTATTCCTTGTTCTTCGGTCACCATACTTTATTTCGCCTCTTCACAGTTAATTTATCCATTATAAATCCTCAATTAACCCTTCTTTTTTGTTTAAAAGATCTCAAAGAAGTTATTTCTTCCATTCTTTTAGATAAAACTTGATCACGTTTAATTAATTCTGCATTATCATATTCCAGAGTTTTTATCCTACCTTTTAACTCATTCATTTTTGCACGATAAAAATCTCTTTCTCTAACAAGTTTACTTTTATTATTAGAGTGCATTTCTTTTTCCACGATCATATCTCCTTTAGTAATTGTAGAAGTTTCATTTTGCATTTTTGTTTGTCAAAAGATAAAAACGAACTATACTTTGTAACCATTCTTCTTATGTCTGGCCATATTAAGTCTTGTTTTAAATCTCTGTCAAACTGTTTCATGTAGTTGACTAAACTTTGTAGTATCACCATAGTTTCTAGACTAATTCTTTTTGCAAGATAAGATTTGATAAGAGTCGGATGCTTACCAGACTCACACTTAAATATGTTATCAAAACTTTCTTGAGAAACTAAATGTGACATATCTTTTACAAAGTTATATGTCAACGATTGTTGATTTTTAGACCACTCTATATAATTTTCTTCCTTAAAATCTCCAATGTAACCTTTCGGCTGTTTGATAAAGTTAGATAGAAAAAAATCTAATTCTTTACCCTCGTATTTTCTTGCAACTCTTGAAAAGAAATTCCTGTCTTTCCTTTTCAAAAAAGATGATTTAGAGGCAGATGTTTTACCACCATATCGTTTGTAATCATAGTCACTTGTAAAGTGTAATTTAAGACCTAGATACATCTGATAGGTTTCCCACGATTCCATAATTAAATAGGTAATGTTGCAACTCTTGGTAAAAAGTTTAATTCCCTTGCATCTGCCTCTAACTTCTCTTTTAGAGGTTTAGAAATCAATGGAGCAACTGTATCTGGCTCCATATTATTCTTTTCGCAATAATCTAGAATAGCATCCATATAAGTTACACCACCACATTTGACTATTTCTTCAATCTGTAGTGCAAATTTCTTTGGTGTCATTTTCACGACTTCTTCTAGATTCATCACAAAGCTCCTTTGTGTCATTTGTTATTGTTGAAATGGAGTTAACCATGACTCCACACGCACCTATTAAGTAGTGACCCTATGGTAGTGGTGTTTCTGTTTCCAAGTACACCACTAAAACTCAGTACGATTAAGCAGCTATTGCGAAATCTACAGGCGCAAAATTATCGTTTGCACTTATTTGTTTTGACCGATTACGAGGTCATGCGACAGTTCTACTCTCATATTCATTTGTTAGTCGATCCTATTTCGCCCCCATCATAGACATACTAGCCGATTCTACCTCACAATCAGATGATGTTAACCATTGTGTACACAGAGGTATGGTTACATATTCCATTGGGCTCTACCTCTCCCAAAACCTAATATGCCAACATCTAGTATGCCTATGGTGGAGGCGTTGGGTACTGCCCCCAAGTCCTATCCAAACAGCAATTCGTATCAACAAACTGTACCTTATTTATATCATATAGAATATTATAAGTCAATACCTTTTTTCTTATTTAATTCCATATTTAAATTAATTGTTCCTTTGCCACTACCTAGTATACAAGCAAACTTATTATTTTGAGTAAATTCTACTATTGTCCAACTAAGATTTTTAGGATTCATTGATACAACAAATCTGGTATTTAGAAATATACCCTCTGTAGTCATAGAACGTCCATCCATCCAAATAAAAGGATCTTCACCAAAATCTTTTAAACCTTGAATAACTGTATCTGCATTACCACATTGAGCTGGTTTCATTACCCAACCAGTAGTAGGACTTTTAGTTTGTTGTGCGTTTACACTAAAGGTACTGAGCAACAGAAATATTGTTATTAGAAATATTTTTTTCATCTTCTTCTCTTTCCCATTGCATTATAAATTCATCAATAACTTCAACAAGCATAGGTAGATACTCATGTTTCTTTCTAATAAACTCTTGAACATGACCATCTTCTGTAACAACAAGAATAACAATTTGTTCTATTGGTGTTCCAGTTCTTTCCTCAAACATCTCTGCATATGCAGATGCTTGTATATAATACTCCAAGTTCCAATCATCTTTTCTTTCTGATTTGGAAGTTTTAAAATCAATTATAGATGGAGTGTTGTTGTATTCTGCAATACAATCTACTCGGCCTGCAACTTTGTACTTATCACTCCACAATCCACATTCTTGTGCATATATATTATTTATGTTTGTTTTGATAACATCTTTGATCTGTGTGAATAAACAATATGGTAAAAAATCTCTATTGTCTTTTATTACTTCTTTATTGTTTAGGTAATCTTCACACATCTGGTGAACTTTTGTTCCACGATTTGCAGCTGTTCTTGCAATGTAATTTGCAACATCTTCACCAACTCTTTTTCTCCATTCAGATAATCCTGCTTTTCTGCGAATAGATAATACTGTGGTAATAGATGGATATAGTCCACCTTCTGGTGTTACATAAAATCTTTTTCGATTGACATTTTTTGTAGATACTTCTGGTATACCTACTGACTTGTGTATAAACATAATATTTCCATTCTATAGTTAAATTATAATCAATATATCAAATATGACTTACATTGTCAATGGTTTTACAAAATTTCTTTTCCAAACTTCTGTAGCTGGTACACGAATAAATCTTTTATCTGTTTGGTTTTTATTTGGATTGGGTATTGTTAACATAACATTTTTACCTCTACGAAAAGCATCTGCTTGGTGTACTATTTGTTGACCAGACTCAACAAAATCTTTTCTAATAGATTTGGTTATTTTTTTAGAAACACTTCGTCTTTCACCTTTAGAAGTTTGTTTATCTCTTTTACTTTTCTTACCCATTATTTTCTTGTCCTAACTTTATTTTACTGATAAGATATTCTTTCACTAAACCAGAACGAACTATATCACCTAAATTAAATTCTACAGTTGCAAAACTTTCCATCTTAGATATGATGGACATAAAATATTTAAGGCCTTCTTTCTCTGATTGTTTTTGCAAATCTGTTTGAAAGAAATCGCCACAGAACATTATCTTACTGTCTTGTCCAACTCTTGTAGTAATAGTGTCTAGTTCGTGAAAATTTAGGTTCTGACACTCATCTACAATAATAATTGCATTATCTAATGTTATACCTCTTAGAAAAGATGTAGTCAGAAACATTAAACTTTGTTGGTTTTTTAATCTATCATACAATAAAGAAAATGCGTGTTCATTTGGTTGTGAGAATATAAACCTCACCATATTTTGGTATGGTACTTGAAACAACGCAGTTTTATCTTCTTCATCGCCTGGTAAAAAACCTATTTCTCTTGTAGGAACTGCACTACGAACTAGATAAACTGTATCATACTTAGTATCATTTCTTAAACATTCTTGTAATGCAAGATATAAAGAAACAAATGTTTTTCCAGTTCCAGCTGCACCATAGAGAAACATATTCTTTCCCTTTTTATAATGATCAAATACTTTCTTTTGATTATCACCAACTGGCGATACAGAAATCATATCATCAATTCTAATATCTTTTGCTTTAGCCATTAACCAACTTTCCACTTATGTCTATGTTTATCAATCACTCGTTTTGTTTGTGATTGTTTTACACTTCTTCTATTATATCTTTCGTCTATTTCACTGCCTGGGTGATGTTCACCTATTTTTTGTAATACTTCTTTAAACCCATCATCAGTTTTACTATCTACTGTCGTTGCAACTGTGGACACAATTGCAAATGGTGTAGGTATTTGTGTTATGTGTGGATTTTTATCTAGAAGTTCTTCTCTTCTTGAATTTGACAAAAAGTCATCAAACTGTTCACCAGTTTCATTATTCATAAATCTAAACGTGGGCATTATCTAATTACCGAATCTCTTATATCATTCAACTCTTTTATTCTATTTAGGAGTCCGTATTTCTCTTTATTCATAGCAGATATTTCTTCTTTTAACATTTTTATTTTTTTTCTTAGTTCTGCATTTTCTTGTCTTAAAGATATTCTTTCGTCCATTGTCATACCTTTTTCCTTTCTCAACTTCCAAAGAATCCATTCATAATATCTATCTGGTTCTACGTCATCATCCATGTTGGTGTTTCTCTATTCGTCCACTTTGCAAAATCTTTCTTATACTTTATATAGTAGTTTCGATATGCAAGTATACTGTCATCACCTTTTACATCATCAGGCATAGCCTGTGGTATTT